GCACAGGCGCTTGAAGTTCTCCGCCACAGGCTTCCATGAGTCAATAGGCACAGCCGCAGTCAGTGGCCAGTAGCAGTGCAAGCCGCCACCAGAACCCACCACATATGGCGTGCCGAAGGCATGAAGCCCCGTCTTCTCCAAGAACGCATTGAGCGCAAGAGCAGCATCCTTCTTCGAGGCGTAGCCATCCATGTCGATGAACAGGGACTTCACGTATCTCGCATTGGTTGCCTGCCGGTTGTCCTCGATGCCAAAGGTAGCCAAGGCAAAGTAAACGTCCAGCTTGCTGTTGTGCCATCTGTTGATGTGCGCTTCTGTATCTTCGAGAGCTTGCACGAAGGCGTGCTCTTTCGTATTGAGTTCTGCTACGCAGTACCGACCAAATTCTGGCGGCGGCAGAACAACCGCTAAAAACTCAAGCGGAGTCATTTGAGTCCTTGCGATTAGAAGAGTTCGAGTTGGCGTTCGTCTTTGGTTGTGGTTCCGTCAGGGGGAGCCATCACAGTCAAGCGTCTGAGGACTTCGTGTTGCCAATCTTTGGGCATGCCTGCGGGCAGTTCCATCAGTTCAGCGCTGAAGCGAATCAGTTCTTGCGTGGTGAGGGATCGAGGTTGTATTCCGTACATATTTTTCTCCATGCCTCATCTGCGGTGCGTGAGGTCTTCATTATGTGAGTTAAGAATTCGACGCGGTTACGATAGGCCACAAACACTTCCGTGCCTGTAAACCAGTTGTAGACAGTCTGTCGAGAGACGCCGAGAGCATAGGCAATCTTCGTGACCGGAAAGTCAAGATGGATCGCCCAACGCCCAAGCTGGTTGCCCAGAGACTTGGGAGTCTTTGCTACTTCGTCAATGATTTTTTGTGAGTAAGCCATTTTTTATTTGGCCATTGCCTTCATTACTTTGTCTAACACGCCTGACGCTTCTAATACTGCTAAGCGTTCCAGACTGTTGACAAGCGACTCGGCTTGCTTGGCTGTTTCGGCAAAGTTGGTGTTGCCTGCCACCTTATTGAACCTCTCAATCGCAAGACCAAGCTTCTCAGCCCCGTCACGCATCTTGCCGTTCACATCATTAAGATGTTTGTTGGACTCCTTCGCTTGCTCAACCAGAGCGGTAGTGCTCTTGATAAGTGCGTCTGTCAACGCATCGGCGTCTGCTTTAGTTTTTTCTAGTGCTGACATAAATCTCCCTAGTGGTTCTCGTTCGTTAAGGTATATGCCGCCGTCAGCGGCCATAGTAGTCAGATGGTTGAGATCGTGCCACCCACCGGATGCGGTGGTATAGCCCTGTTGTTTAATCTGACGCATAGCGCCAGCAGTCATGCCTCTTGTGTTTGCAGGAAAAATGATGGCCATAGTGGTTTAAGGTGGGGGTACTGAAGGCGGCTGTTGTGGGAGTCGAACCCACCTAGTCACCAAGATCACACCGGAATCAAACCGGCCCTCACAGCCGCCTCTTTCCCCCCGAATCAATTACTCATCGTCCCAATCAGCAACGATGTCGGCCAGCTTGTTCTTCTTAGCTGGAACGGACTCAACCTTGGGTGCGGCTTTACGCACTTCGGGTTCTTCTTCAGCTTCCACCTCAACGGCTTTGGCTTTCTTGGGCTTGGCGGCTTTGACTTCGGCCATAGCTTCAGCCTCGTCTTCTTCCATCATCTTACCCATGGGGCGCTTGCCTTCGATAGCCAACGGAGCAGGGGCGGCAACGCCATCCACAGCGGCAGGGGTAGACGCTACGGCCTTCTCTGCATCCTTGGACAAGGCTTGCTCTTGCGCTGTCTCATACTCATCGTCAGTCAACCAACGCACAGGGGCGAAGATCAGCTTGGGTGACTCAGCCTTGGTGTCAAACTTCATGCGAGTCACGATGGCATCCAAGTTAACAGGAGGAGTCTGAGCCGCCATGTAGCGAGCGTATGCCTGCAATGGGCGTTTGTCGCCGTCTTCCTTGCCGAAGATAGATGTGGCTGGTAGGGTCACCTGCAACACATCGCCTTCAGGGTTATTAGCCAGCACCACAGCCAAGCGCTGTTGATAGCGGCAAGCACGGCTTTGACCATTGCCAGACCCAGCAATGTTTTGTGGGCAGGTAGAGCAGCTTGCAGACTGCTTGTTACGCACGCCTGCGTCTGGCTTCTCACCATCAGCAGAAGTGCAGTCAGGGGCGGCTGCAGCCGCGTCTTTGTCGTACGAGCCTGCGTAGAAGATACGGCTGACCTTGGGGGCGGCTTTGACCACGATGACATCCAAGTGGCGGTCTTCAATGGATGCCACTTCCTTGCCACCGGAGAGCAAGCGGAACACACCACCCTTGATGGAGACGCGCTTTATACCTGCGCCGGTGCTTACACCGCCAGCCAAGGCCAAAGTAGTTGCTGAAAGCTCTGCGTTCTTAGCGAAAGCAGGCACGTTTGAGGGGTTGAACATTGCAATATTGCTCATTTGATTTCCGATTAAGTTGGTTTGCGTACAGAGATATCGAACTCAGATGTGGAGTTCAGGCCGGGCGGTACGACCCCGGGGTTTTCCTCCAAGAACTGTGACATGTTGGATTGCGCAATGCGCTTCTCCAAAAGCTCGACGGCTTCGTGAGCCAATACGAACTTCTTAAACTCATCCCAGTCTTGTGTGTAGTAGCGAGTCTTCACGGACATGACTGCCGTGCCCTCGGTAGTGCGAACTGATGTGACGCCCATCGCCTTCATCTGTTCCTTGATCGCGTTCTTGATTTCTTCCTGTTGAGCCTTGAGCACTTCCGCTTGGGTGTCGTACTCTTGGGTCAACTCGGTCATCTTCGTGCGCAACTTGCGGTAAATTTTTACCAGCTTGTCGAGCGGTACTGCTTCTTCTTCCATAACTTCTCCTGTGTAATTATTTGTCTAAGGTTGGACAGTTTACATGTAATTTCTAGCGTTGCAACCCCCTTTCAAGATTTAATTTCAGTTTCAAACATGTCGGTCAAAAGTAAGTTATCGCTAACTTTCCCTGCCAACGCATTAAACATCTTCTTCTCAATCGGGCTACTCTGAATGTGAATCACAGTAACCTTGTCTGAATCCTGCCCCTTGCGATCAGCACGCGCACAGCACTGGATGTACTGCTCGACACTCATCAACGGGCCGTAGAACACCACAGTATCAGCGGCAGTGAGCGTAATGCCGTGCGCTGAAGCCGCAGGCTGCATGACCAACACACGAGGGTTGGGTTCAGTCTGGAAGCGATTGATCGTTTGACCCCGCTTGCTTGGCGTTACGTCCCCGTGAATGCACTCATTGACAATGCCCTTCTTGGTGAGGTAGTTGCTAATGGTGTCGATGGTGCTACGGAACAGGGCGAAGATGATGACCTTGCGATCAGTCTCCTCCAGTATCTCCTCCAGTACAGCCAACCGAGGCGCGGAATCAAACTCAACAACTTCCTTGTCATCTGTGTAGGCCGCACCACAACTGATCTGCAAGAGCTTGGACACACCGGCTGCAGCGTTAACTGCTGTAATGGTCTCGCCTGCGGCTTGCACCAGCATGCGCTCCTTGAGCATGGAGTAGTACTTGGCTTGCTGTGGGGTCAACTGCACCTCACGAGTCATGGTAATCACAGGCGGCAAGTCAAGGCACTGTGCTTTGGTAAAGCGTATCGCAGGCTGGAGAGCCTCGTGTACTTTCTCCTTGGCATCGTACTTGGGCGCCCACTTGAACGTGGTGATCTTGTTCATCACTTGGTCACGCCATGCCGTAAAGAACTTAGGCACGCCATCAGGGTTCACCAACTTGGCCAAGCCGTACGCATCCACAGGCGACTGCGATGCCGGCGTTCCGGTCATCATCCACAGGTATGTGTTAGGTGTCAGGATGGAGTTGAGCGACTTCCATCTGCGAGTCGTAGGCGTTTTGTATGCGTTGGCCTCGTCAACAATCACAAGGTCAAAGCGGCCATCGTTACGCACCTCATCAGCAATCAGGTTCAAGCCTTCGTAGTTGGTGATGACGATCTCGTAGTCACGCTGAAGCATCTCGATGCGGCGACTAGCCTGCGCATGGTGCGCTATGACGGCAGAGCGATGAATGATGCTGTTGTTGATGTCGCCCATCCACGCGCTGTGCATGATTGACAAGGGACACAGTATCAGAACCCTACGCACCTTGCGGAGTTTAATCAGGTAGTCAGCCGCCCACAGTGCGGACAGCGTCTTGCCAGTACCGGGTTCGGAGAACACGAAGGCTCTCCTGTACATCGTCAGGAACGATGCAGTCTCGATCTGGTGAGCCATGGGCTTGTAACGGCCCGGCCAGTCATAGCGCCGAATAATCGGCGATGGTACATCCTTAACACCTAAGTTACGCAAGACCCGCGCTTCATCAAGACCCCAATACACAGCAACATCGTAGCCTCCGTCTGCACGGGGCATGGCCTTGCTCTTTGGGATAATTGTGTACTTGTGCGGGTTCCTTGTACGTAAGATAAGTGCTTTGTCTTCTACGATTTCCATTGCTTCTCCAAGCTATTATTTTCCGTTGTCGCTCTGATTGGCGCTCTTACTACGGAGCCTTGTGTTACCGGGGGTTGACTTGCCTCCAGCACGCAAGGGTTTGATATGGTCGATGTCTTTGCCTGCGCGGTCGATACCTTTCTTATCGTAGGCACGGCGTGCACGCTGGCGCTCGACCTGATCCTTGGTTTCTCCAGAAGCTTTCTGAAGTTTGTATGCGTGTTTGTAGTTACGCTTGCCGTTCACTTGTGTCATTACTTCCTCCTAGTGTTTAGGATTGAACTCGCATCCGGTGACCTGACACCATCCGCATAGTGGGGTTTGATTTGGATTCCATACATCGTTCTCGAAGCATGCCTCAAGACGCGCAGTACGCTCACGATACTTCCACCAGAAGGCTTCCGATTGATCGCGTGTCATCTGCATCTTGACCATATCATCTTTCACAATGAACAGCAACGCAGAGTTGACCTTACGGATGTGCGGGAAGTGGGCAAACACCATGAGCGACATCAGGACAAGCTGATCTCTATCTGGATACTTGTTGTTGCCAGTCTTCCAGTCTCCCACCCACGCCGTAAGGTTCTCGTCGTCAACGATCAGGATGTCGGCAATGCCTCGAACCCAAACGTCAGGGGACTTCCAGCCCGTAGGCTTTAAATCCACAGTCAAAGCCATCTCATACTCAGCAAGCGCTCTACCGGATTTCTTCAGCATGGCGTCCACTATGGGCTGGAATTGCGCATACTCAGGCGGTATTGGCTTCTTGTCCCTGATGTAGAACTCGATAGCTTCATGCACCTGATTGCCGTACTTGGTGGCTTCAGTCTCTTGGAAGGGGTACTTCTTCAAGACCTTGACCTCGTGGTATCGGCGTTGGCAACCTTCAAAATCTTTGAGGCTGCTGTGTGACCATGCTGGTTTTTTCATTCGAACTTTGCGTGTTGTATGGCTTCTGTTAATCGGTTGGCAAACTTGGTGACAAACGCTTCGTTGGAGTTAAGGCGGTGCTCGCCCATGTCTCTAAGAATTGTGTGCACAACCTCGTGCCAAAACGTGTCGGTGATCTCTTCGGGCTTGAATTGCCTGCCCGTGATGTTACTTGTGCGTCCTAGTCGGATGCGTTGTTCATCGTAATGAACACGCCCCATGTCACGCTTGTCAAGCATGGCTTCGACTACTTCGACAGAGTACCATCTACGACCGACTCTGATTTTTGTAGGTAACTTCAATATTGCTTCTCCTAGTTTTTTGCTAACCCATAACGACGGTGCGCGCCACCGTCAGCGTCCAATGGTATGCCGGGCATGTAGCTCGGCTCCATAGTCATCTGAGCCAAGACCCAAGTCTTAGCTTCAGACACCTCTGCATCAGGAACCACAACGATCTGTTCATCGTGTACTGTTCCCGCCACAAAGTATCTCTTTGCAGTACGCACCATACCATCAGTCATCACGCATCTCGCTACGCCCTGCGTGACATTGTTGGTTATTTTTCCTGCATATATCTTAGTACGATCTGGCCCGTATGTCCACTCCAGTTGCTCTTTATTTGTTTTCTCGTCTTTGTAGCGCCTGATGTTGAGGTCAGGATACAACAGTTTCATGCCTGATGGAAGCTCGATTTCACCCTTGCGGTAGATCAGGCACTTGTGCTTGTACTCACGTCCCTTGTACAGACACTCACCGATAAGCTGGGTGTTCAAATCCCAGAAGTCCACGACAGGCGTAGCCGTAGCCCTGTACTTGTCGATGATGGCCTTGGCCGCTAGGCAGTGGATGACTAGCTCTTTGGTGGTACAGGTGTGCGGTATCTCTTGTAGCTTCTCAACGTTGACTTCCCAGTCTAGGAACTTCTGTGCGGCTTGTTGCGTGACTCCCAATTTCTTTGCAAAGGCAAGGTCGTACCGTTGAGGAGGCGCACCGAGGAACCCTGTAAGTAGTTGTGATGCAAAGGCAGCCCAACCGAGTCCATAGCCGCACCCAAGCAACGCGCTCTTTGCCGACTGCCTGAGATCAGGATGGGACTCTTTGGTGAGATTGGGGATGTTGAACATCTGCGCACCGAACGCGGCATAAGGGTCACCTCCAGCCCTGAATATCTCGAGCATATCTGTATAGTCAGCCAACCACGCAAGGACTCGCGGCTCAATCTGTGACAGATCCCCCACGACGAGTTGGTGGCCAGCGGGAGCCATAATCGCTTTGCGTAGGAACGAGCCTCGCTTGAGGTTTTGCATGTTGATGGCCGAACCCTTGCTTGCTGTCCACCGGCCAGTTTGCGCACCGTAGTATGAGAGAGGGACTGGTAGGGCGCCGCGTTGACTAATGTCAAGGAATCTCTGAGCCCTTGTACGCTCGGTTGTAGATTTAACCCGAAGACGCGCTTCACAAAGTAGGGCAACGTCTTCACGTTCACCATTAAGGAGCGCTTGAAATAGGGCATCGTTTTTAGCAAGTGCGAGAGTTTCTTTGCCGGTC